CGCCGATAGTTTTTCTTGGAATAGATCCATCTCGTTCATAAGAAACGTATAGGTCGTCAAATCCATCAGTGCCAAAAGCATCATACAATCCAGGAACATCGTGTGGAGAGAAGAGTGTGATTTCTGCATTTTGAATAAACCTTTCGTAGAAGAGTTTTGAGATCTGAATGCTGTAGTCTAGCTTACGAACACGATTATCCTCAGTTCCTTTATTATTTTTTAAGACTAGGATATCCTCTATTTCTTGGTGCCAGATTGGGAAGTGGACTGTTGCTGATCCACCCCTAATGCCATTTTGAGTGCAGCATCTGACAGTTGCTTCAAACTTTTTGAGGAATGGTATAACGCCCGTATGCTGAACCTCACCGCCTCGTATTTTACTGTTGATACCACGGATTCGACCTGCGTTGATACCAATTCCCGCCCTTTGCGCAACATATCTGCCGACAGCCATATCAGAACTAAAGATGCTATCGAGGGTGTCATCAACATCAACAAGAACACAACTAGCAAATTGTCTAAGCGGTGTTCTGACCCCTGCCATGATGGGGGTTGGAATGTTGATTTTGTGTTTTGAGATTGCGTCATAATATCTTCTTACATACGACATTCTTGTTTGTTTAGGATACTCAGCAAAAATAGTCAAAGCAATCATGATGTACATAAATTGTGGAGTTTCATAAACTCCACCAGTGCTTCTATCTTGAACCAAATACTTATCAACTACTTGGCGAAGACCTGCATAGGTAAACAGAAAATCACGATTATGGTCTAGAAAAGTTTCTACTCTTTCAATATCCTCTTGAGAATATTTATTGAGTATGTCCTCATCATAAACCTTTGCACTTACACAATTATTGATATGTTCTTTAAGAGAAGGAAGTTCTCTCATTTTACCATAAAGCTGTTTGCGAACAGAAAACAGAAGAAGACGAGCAGAAACAAATTGATAGTTTGGATGATCAAGATCAATCAAATCACTTGCACTACGAATCAAAATATCTTGAATTTCTCCAGTGGTAATTCCATCATAAAATTGAATTCCAGAAGTCATTTCAACTTGGCTCGCAGAGACCCCTGCAAGCCCCTTGCAAGCCTCTTCAACCATCAGATGCATCTTATCTAGGTTGAGTGGCTCAATACGCCCATCACGCTTGTTTACCTTTGTCCCGTTGCTCATATTTTTCTCCAAGTAGTGAATTTAAGTTTTGCTTCTAATCCAGAGTAAGTATTTGATTTTATCACAGACTGAACATTTAGTCCAGACAACACCATGTCATTAATGTCCTTCTCTTTTATTGATGAAGGCCAGATGACAATTTTTTGTCCACTTTCAATAATGTCGGATATTCTTGATACGATTTCTGCATTACGTGGTTCGTTATCGTATATCCAAACACAATCGTTAATACCCCACTTATGAATATCGCCATCAGCGCCACAGAGAGCGATAGCATTTGATATGAATGTGGCATCAAATGGACCTTCCGTAATGTAGACTGTTTGTTCTTTTTGTATTTTATCAAGTCCATAAATTTTCGGTGAATCATCATCAAGCATCACAGTAATATATTTAACCGACTTAGAATTCAGAGATCTTCCTTGAAAACCGATAAACTCTTTATCGTAATTATAAAGAGGAATAATAATTCTACTTTCCTCATAATTCAACTTATCAAAAGTATGTTTTTGAGTATTCGTCCATTCTTTGAATTTCTCAGCAAAGTAAAAGTCCTCAGGATTAATCTTTCTATTCTCCAAATATTTCTTGGCAATTGGATTGTCAGAGGCTTTTGGTAGGTTTATTCTTTTCTTTGAAAAATCAGGCTTTTGGAAATTGAACGTAGGTTCTTCTACTACAAAATTTCTTCCTGTGGTTCCTTCTTTGAATTTTTCTAAACTGTATTGCTTGTGTAAAGCTGGATCTAATGTTTTTAGAAAATTATTGAGGGATAGACTTGCACCACAGTTATGACATTTGAAGTTCGTATTGTTCTTAACAGAATATAAGTATCCTCTCGTTTTATTCTTATTTTTTTGAGAGTCCCCGCAAAGTGGACAGCGAAAGTTGTAAAGATCCGCCTTAACTCTTTTGAACTTTGGCAATCTGGAGGAAATGAGACCGATGTATTTTGTATCAATAAAATCCATTCACAAAGATTCTCAGGACACCTAGTCTACCATGCCACAGGCGGATTGTCAATTGGGAAGATTGTGATCATTAACATTCTGTTGATGAATATGTCCTTCATGCTGCATTTGCATTTCAGAAGGTGTCCACCAACCAGAAGCGAGTGAAGTAAATGCAGCGGTTAAAAGTGCCAAAAGAACTCCACAACCAACAGTCATCCATTTAATTTTGCTGATTTCTTTAACCTCAGTTTCTATTTTATCAATTCTCTCTGATACTGCTTGATGTTGGTCTTTATTTTCAACTCTCAATTCTTCAATTACTCGACTGATATAATCATCGGCTCTTCCACACTGTTCAATTCTTTCATTATGAACAGCAAGCATTTTGCTTATATTTTCGTTTGCTTTTCCCATTAATTGTATAGCTTCATCAATCTTTCTGATCATGATTTCATATGCAGAAAGACGCTCCTCAAGGACAGCAATTTTAGTGTCTGCCGATGTGTTTTGGGTGAACATTTTAATTAGCTGCCCGAATTTATTTAATGCTACTTTCAGAAAAACTAATTATTTAAATCAAACTTATAGTTATTTATTCTTTTTCCTTTTCTTCTTCTTTGAGTTTCTTTTCAAAACTCTAGCAAGATCTTTGAAAAATGGATTCCAGTTTCTTTGTCCTCTTCTTCTCAAATCTACTGGAGGAGAATCGGGAGGAAGACCTGCAATATTTACAGGACCGCCAGGCTGATTTGTTGAGTTTGTAGGAGCACCAGAAACTGCAGCAGCACCCATTTCTTCTTTAAGTGCTCTAACAATTCCAATTATTCTATCTATCTTATCCATTAGATTGCTTGCAATTGTGAAAGACACTCAACATCTTCTTGAATATCGTGAATTTGAGTCCTCGGATACTCTGGAAAGCGATTTAGAAATATCAAAAAACTTTTAATTGAAGGCCACAAATCACTATCTAAATTATAAAATAGTAACGGAACTGCTGCATCATTAAAAACATTAAAAAGAACAATTAAATGATTTAAAATCAGGTGAGTTTTTAGCTCACCTGTATTTTTATATTTCTTCAACAATCTTTTAACGTAGCGAATTCGCTTTAAATCAGTTTCAAAATCCTCCATAGTAAGAGCTTGAGGATTTTCGTAAAATTTTATAGCGAATAACAAATAATTATCTTCATTCAATTCATCAAATTTCATATGTTATCATGCTTTAACTGTCAAGGAAATAGTGCCAATACCAACACCAATTGTAGTTCCCGCTCCAGCAATGTTCTTAACAAGATTAGTTAAAGAACTAGTTACACCAGCACCACCAGAAGAATCAGTAATAATTCCAATTACTCCAGGTGTAGTATTAATTCTCAATACTGTTCCAATTCCAGATGAAGGTGAGGTGAAGGCAAAGGCAACTCTATTTGATACCTGACCATTAAAGGTAATTACTGTTTGTCCAACTCCAGGTTGATTTACTTGAACAGGTCCGCGAGCAGAAGAAGCAATTCCAACAATTGCAGTTCCTGTCGCAATTCCTGCTGCAGTATATGGTTGAATTAATACAGTTGCTCCTGCACCACAATATACGACTTCATTCCAAACTACATGAACATATCCAACAGTATTTGTTGAAATTCCAGTAGTTCCGCCAGCACCAATACTAATTGGAGAGGCGAAGTTTGGATCTTCAAAGAAGACTGCAATTGGAGTAGCTAATCCAAGACCAGTTGTAGAAGTTCCAGCCCCTGCAGTATTTAATCCTATAACAGGAATAAGAATTTCATCATAATAAGAAGTAGATAGTCCAGAGTGCATTATAGTTCCATAATGTCTAAAAATCCATCCACGATTGTCTGCAAAACAATTGTAAGGACTTCTACTTCTGTCTCTAGCTTCAAACAAACTAGTGTCTGGAGAATATCTTCCTAAGTATTTTGGAATTGCATAATTGTTTGCTGATGTTTCAACATTTGTAGAAATGCCCCAAAGAGCCATGTTACTTACCTATAAACTTCTTTTTCTATTCTTATTTATAAAAAAAGGAGACCTTAGTTTTTAGGTCTCCTTTATGATGATATTTAAATTAAAACTTATGAACGACCACCTTTGTCCTTAAGAACTTTTTCAATCTGAAGAATGATGAAAGAAGCGATGCCATTTGCCTTGACTTGTGGGAAAGCGCCAAGAAGTTCAGAGATGACTAAAAGAACTGTGGCGAGTGATGCTTGATTTGCTAATGCCCAGGCCCAGAAAGCTGCGATTGTCATAATAACCTCCGTGTAATAGTATCCTGTTTTATTTAGGAATTATCACCTTCCCGGTTTTCTGCGTCTTGGTCTTCCTCCTGGAGGATTTCTTCTAAGATATGCTGCCGCTGCCGCAGCAGATGCTTCTTTTTCTCTTTGCTTTTGATATGCTTCCTCTCTTTCAGAAGGAGAACCCAAATTTTGATAATTTGGATGGTCATCTCTATCTGACCCACCTATAGCTCGTCCTCTTTCTTCATCTACCATTTCACCATCAGGTTCATAACCAGCCATTATAATTGGATTTTTAATACCCAGTCTTGCTCTTATTCTATTTTTAAGTAATTCCATTTCAGCATAACGTGATCTTGGATCATCTTCACAAGGAGTTTCTTGCTCTTTTGCTTCATCAACTTTCTTTGGAAGACCTTCATGCTTAGTCTTCGCATAATCACGAATTTGTTTTTCAGTCATACTATCAACAATTTTTAAGACTTCAGCACTTGCTTCAGATCTAGAAGTTTCACCACGCTTTATTGAAAGCGCAAGTCCAAAGAGTTTTTGTTGTTGTTGACTTTCTGCCTTTTCTTGAAGACTACGAACCATTCCAAGAAACTTTGAGTATCCTTCAGTTTCAGAAATAGTTACTCCATCTGGTGCATAATGTGCAAACTGCATAGAAGGGCCAATATTTGTCTTCTTACTTCCAGGAAGTTCAGGATTTACAACTACTTTATTTTTTCCTCTCATCACATCAATTTCAGGTTCACCAACATCAGAATTTAATTCTGCATCGGTTAATTCTCCCAAAAATGCTTCTTTCACATTTGATGTGTCTTTCCCGTCAGGAACTCCACCCTTTTTGCGTTGAATTGCATTATGAACAACTCCAGCGTGTTCTTTAGCACCACTTTCAATCTGACCATCACCATCCCAATCTTTACCTGCTTTTGCTGCAGCAGTTTGCTCACCCTTACTCTTTTCTCCTTCATATGGTTCACCATAACCAGTCATTTCAACTGATTCAATATTTGGATTGGCACGAAGAGCACTAATTTTATCCCGAGTAGCATATCTTACATAAGAACGTCCATTCTTATCAGTTACTCTAACCTTGTATTTACGATACTCTGCAGTTTCTAACTTCTCCATATAAGTTAGAAGCATGGGCTCTTTATTAGCACCTTCTACAAATACTTTAAAAAGTGCATTTGCAACACTATTAGTGGCTGCATTTTGAATATTAAAATCTTCTGCTTGCACACCACCCTTTCCAAATAATTTTCCTCTTACAAGTGTCTTTTCTTTTGGATTCATCTGACTATGATTCATATAATCGGCATATGCTTGTTGAAGCGTCATTTTCTCTCTTCTTGCTCTATAGCGAATATCATACACAGCCTGTCTAATTCTAGCTTCTGGGCTTTTTGCATTTTTAGAATCAGGCTTGTTGCCTCCAGCAGGAGCACCCGCAGGAGCTGGTGCAGCAGGGGCATATTTTCTCTCGGGAAGCCCCTCAGCAATATTCTTTTTCATAAGAGAACTCTACTTTTACCTTTTTTTCTATATTTATTTATGAATTCAATTCCGTATGCTCTTCCACCATACTGGAGATTTTCTTTTCCTGTTCCAATTGCCCCAGGTGCCATTTTCGCAAAGTGTTTAAACATACCAAGAGTTCCTACAAGAGTATTTGGATGAACACTATCTCTCATAGGACTATTCATTTTTACTTCAGTATATTCTTTCAAATCTTTAATCCAAGATTTAAACATCTGCCCTTCTTCTGTTACACAGATAAGATAATTTGTTCCTCTACGAATAATACGACCAACAAGTCCAGTATTGAGATTTTCAACTAATTGGTCAATTTTAAAAATCGTTTCTGAGAGGTAATTTTCACGAAGATTTTTGTAGTCAAACTTAGGAGCAACATCCCATATATCATATCCCTCCTTTACATTCATAGAGCCACGAAGAATATTAAATAGTTCCTTTGCTTCAGAAGGCTTCACTGCTGGTGGAAGACCAGCTTTAAAGCTTTTAAAATCTCCTTCTGCAACAGCAAGTCTCATTCTAGAAGCAGATACTCCCTCTACTCCTTTACCATCAGGGTCTCTATCGCCAGAGGAAATTGTTTCAATATTATCAAACTGATAAAGTTGACCATTATATTGATTAGAAAGTTTTTCAAATTCTTTTACACGATCTGCTCCCGCAATAATTCTAACTCCAGCATACCCATTATTATGAGCCATTTTTAACACATCAAAAATAGTTTTGATGTTTGGATCATTCACAATACTTCCAGCATGGTCAGGATAAAATCTTTGCATAAATGCAATTTTAGTATCAGGATCAAGAGGATTTTTTTTCTTATCTTGAGTTCTGGATGGGAAAATCAGGTACTGTCCATCTGGATCTTGAGATGCTGATTGTGCGGCAACATCCATAAGTTGCTGATGCCCAATTGTAGGTGGATTAAAGCGTCCAAAGGCAACAGTAAGGGTTCCTTTTGTTTTAGCAATTGGAAGAAACTGCTGAACTGGTGGTTGTTCTTGAGGTACTTGAGCTTGAGCCTGAGGATCTACTGGAACTTCTTGAGGAGCTTGTTGTTGAGGCTGCGGCTGTTGCACCAAAGCTGGATCATTATATTGCGAAGATTGAATAGTTCTTTCTTTCTCAGTTTGATTTGGATCCTTTCCAGTTCTTTGACGTTTATTATAAAACTTAAGTTCTCCTCCTATAGTTTTAGCTATAAACTCCCCCTGTCTATCATACCAACCTCCATGACCATCTGGAACAAGACCAAGACTTTTTGCCTTCTGAACAGCTTGTGATACTTGAGCTTCTGTTAGAAATTGGAAAAAACTTTTCATTAGATATTTTTATAAGATTTCAAGCTATTAAAACTCTTTTATTCTTATATATTTAGGAATTATACAGCAAATCCTAATTTCTCTTTTTTAAACTGATATCCATTTTTAGTTCTAAATTTCAAATTTGCAATAGTTTGTCCAGAAACTCCATTCGCAGTTTTAATTGAAAAATTAGGAATTCCGCCAATAATATTTAAATGTACAAAAAACATATCGTTAGCTAATGCCTTTTTTACGATAGTAGTAAATTTAGAAGAATTAGAGAAGTCTTGTGAATATTTAACAATTAACCTTTCGCAAGCATATGAAATTTCGCTTAGTGTTATATTGACGCCAGAATAATTATTATTTTTAATCTGAGTAGAAGATTTATTCACTTTTGGACTAAGAAATGGATCTTTTTGTATAAGAGTTAAAAATAATTCTGGGTTTGGAATTTTACTAAACATAGATGGCAAATTATAAACTGAATTTAAAGCTTCTTTACTAATCATTCTCAAATATTCTGCACATTTTATTGGACCTCTAGTATAATCTTCTTCATGAAGAAATTTCATAATCTGATATTGTTCTGTATATTGATTTGTAAATTCACTTAAAAGAGCAGAATTTTCTTGAATTAATGGAATTAATTCTCCAACTTTCAGAGTATTGGAAGAAACTCCTTCAGATTTTGCAGAGACTTTAATTCTCTTAGTAAAAGGTGCATTTCCAGCTATGATATAATAGTCAACAAGAGGTTCATTTGAACGAAGCGGAATAAAAATTTTTGAAGCAGCATTTACACCTAAATTATGAATTAGTCCTCTTTTTAAACAATAAATTGGCCCGATACATTCTCCAAAATCATTTCTTATATCACTTATCGGAAGGTCTGATGTATCAAATCCTGTAGGCTCTGTACCATTTTCTACAAAATCAACCAAAGCAATTAAATATTCTTCCAGTTCACCAGTTATATCAGTTCTAGAAATAATTGAATTTTTAAGAGTAGAAATATAATTAGTTAAATTAAATTCTACACCTTTCAATCCAAATTCTTGAGGTTTAAAGGCACCAGAATAAGCAGACTTTGGCTTTCTTAAAGCATCAATTTGAATATAATAAACATCTCCCTGAGGATTATAAACATCTCCAAATTGAAAAGCAACCCTATTTTGATTACTCTCCATATCTTGAGAGAGAGAATCAATATATATTACTTTATTTGTTCTAGATTGTTGCACATAGCCAATTCCTGGTTTGCGACTTTTTGGATCATCAAAATATGCAGCACTTGATGCTCTCACGGTGGTTACAATATTTCCATTTCCTTTCCAGTGCTTTTTCCAGTTTATTGCCCCTGTTGTGGATCTTGTCATTTTTAATTATCGTACTGACATAAAATCAAATAATTCTGGATGAAGTTTTCCATACTTTCTCATTAGTTCACCAGCCTTTGCATTTGCTTGATTTTCAGCTGCACTCCCAGCACTTCCATCAATCATTGGCATTTTTTGTAAGTATTGCTTAAAATGAACATATTCATGGGCAACTGTTCTCAAAATATCCACAGGATGTCTATTAATTATACTTACATAGATTACACTTTGATTCACGATTGAACCAAATGCTCTCATTTTTTTTGAAAATTCAGCATCATCGATAAGAATAACTGGAATATCATATGTCATATTTAACTGCCCCTTTAAAAAGACGATGAATCTTTTTAAAAGGACATCAAATTGAATTCTAGATATTGGCTTACCTTTTGTCTTTCCAAGTATGGACATTTTTTAATCTATTTATTTTGCTTCAACAATTTCTTCAATTTTTTCATCAAGGCTCTGAATTACTTAAAGAAAATATTTCTACGAACATATTAAATGTCTCCCTGTTCCCTATTTTCAGAATAAAAGGCATCAAAATATCCTTCTGGATATCTTTTCAAGAGTTTTTCAATATTCATCTTAATTATTTCATCAATTGAAGTATCAAGTGCGATACAAATTTGAGCAACATACCACATTAAATCTCCAAGTTCTCTTTGAATATGGAACTTAGTTTCTTCATTCCAATTTTTACCTTGGAACACAAGTTTTTTTACTACCTCAAGTAGCTCTCCGCTCTCTGATGCAGCACCAACTGCTCCTGTCAAAAGTCTTTCAATATTTGCACCTTTTTCATCCAGAGCAACTAGACGATCTGAAAGAGCGAGAAAGTCTTTCGATGCATCAGAAGTTACTTCATCCACAAACTCTGCGTACTTATCAAAATTAACATGTTTTGCGTTTTCCATTAAAATTTAAATCCTCCAAATTTTTTTGCTAGAGACGGCGGTTCATCATCATCCCCACCATCATACCCTTTATTTGAGCCGCTGTCAAGTATGTCGTTCTGAGCCGATTGCTCACAGTCATACAATCTCATCTTGGCACGATCAATACCCACAATAAATCTTTTGTAGATTGTAGGATCATTGTATCTATTCTTTAATTGCTTCACCATAATCTGTCCAAGCCCTTCCAACTCTTCTGTACTAATAAGGGCAAACATAAGATCAGCAGTAGCAGGAAGACCAAAGGATTCAGAAGTATCAGTAAGTTCAACATCAGAATTACCATAACCAGAACGAGTGGTTTGAGTAGCGGAGACAATCGGCACATTATGTTCAACTGCAAGTCCTCTAAGTTCTTCTGCAATTGCTTTAATGTAAGAATAAGAATTGACAGAGAGATTTGTTTTATACCTAGAGGAAGCACAAATGTTAAGGTAATCGATGAAAATAATATCAGGCTTAAATGACTTCTTAAGTGCAAGTTCATTAAGAAGTGCCTTAAAATGTCCACTATGAGCAGATGCAGTTGGATATTCTTTAATTATAAGTGTACCCTGAGTTTTCTTGGAAATATTTGTTACCTTGTTCTCAAACGTTGCTTTAGGAAGATCCATCAATTGCTGAATTGGAACATTCAAGAGATTTGCGTCAATTCTTTCAGCAATTCGTTCTTCTGCCATTTCAAGCGTAATGTACAGAACGTTGCGCCCCTGCAGCAAGACGGAGCTAGCCACATGGCACATAAACAAAGATTTTCCTAC